CGCAGCGAAGATCATTGAGGTGCCGCTCCCATTGAAGGGGTCGAGCATAATGCCTCCGGGAGGAGTCGTTGCCAAAATCGGAATGCGAACAAGCTCTTCCGAGAAGGACGCCTTGTGTGTGCCATTGCCTCGAGACGGAGGCACTACCCAGGTGTCGAGCGGGGGCAGGTCGCTGCCGCCGGGCGTCGCGCGGCTCACTGCCTCATTGTTGAAGTAGTACCAACGAGCCTTGGTGAAGTGGAAGACGTACTCGTGCGAGATCGAACAGCGGTCACGTACCTGGTCGGGAACCGGGTTCGGCTTGATCCAAACGTTGTCGTTGCGAACGAGCCAGCCCGCGTCTTGCATCGCGATTGCGAACCTATGCGGGATGAGCAGTAGCTGCTTCGGCCGAGCCCACTTGCCGTCTCCCGGCCGATCCTGGGGGCGGATGCCGAACCGTCGCGCAGACTGCTTGGCCTCGGAACTCTTGGGGGCGCCTTTGCCGCTCCAGTACGTATCGCCGAGATTGACCCACAGGCTGCCGGTGTCGCTCAGGACGTCCCAGCAGAGCTGAAAGGTCTCGAGGAGATTGTCGAGGAACTGCTGAGGGTGCTCCTCGAGACCAATCTGACCGTCGACAGCGTAGTCCCGCTGCCCGTAGTACGGCGGCGAGGTCACGATGCAGTCAACCTTCACGCCCGACGCGGCGATGTGACGAAGCTGCGCGCGCACGTCGCCCTGGAAGACGACCGACTGCTTGTCGTGGTAGAAGGACGACTTGGTGAAGCTTCGGGCCTCGAACAGCGTCGACGGCGTCACCACCGGCCGAAGGGCTCTGTTGGCTGGCGTGTCCTTCAGTTCCCCTCCTGCCGTCACCGACTTACGAGTCGGGGGGCGCGGCGGCTCGGACGCCGGGGCGTTCCTCTTCGCATTCGTTGCTCTGCACGAACTCATGATTCGTCTCCAGGAAACGCGAGCCTGCACAGGATGCCAACGCTGAAGGCGTTTGCTCTCTCCTCGTGAGCAAGTCGCACACGGAGAGCCTCCCTTCCGGCGCGCTCTGAGTTGAGACACCGCCGCGCGCGGCGCAGGTCACGATTCAGCGTGGCGATCTGCTCACGCAGCAGAGCGACCTCGTCCTTGTGGGCCTGCTGGGCTGCTCTGGACAGGGCCACCGGCATGCGCTCGTCCGCCTCCATGGACACGCGCCGCGAGCCTCGGTTGTACGCTGCTGCGCCCATCAGGTCCCCGCTTCCGCGCAGCGCACGCACGCCGTTGGGCCACCTACCACCAGGCAGCCGCAGCCTTGGCACTGTCGGATCGTCCCGAACGGCGGAGCGAACGCCGTGTCTGTGGTCACGGGTCTCCACTGCCAGCAGCACTCGTGGACTTCCACGGGTACCGCGCCGGCCATCTTCAGCCACGGAATGCTCTCCCCACCAATAGGAATCCATTGCACCCAACGCGGCATCCACTTCGCCATCTTGCGTGCCGCCTTGCGCTTGCGGCGCTTGTTGTTGCGTGCGTAGGTCATCGGCTCACCATCACTTTGCATGTAGGGTTTTCACGGCACGCGTCGTCAGCTGTTGTGATGTTTCTTACCGCGGAAGTACTCATATTTTTTCCTCTATTTCGAGTAGCCTTTCGCGTGCCCAGTCGGCGAATCCGACCAGCGCATCCTCCCGGCCCTCGAAGTACCGGTCCGAGCGCGCGAAACTAGAGCACTGGCGCGCGTTGCTTTCGCCGCGTTCCACCACTTTCGCCATCGCGTGTGCGCGGCCTTGTTCTTCGGCAGCGTTCAGTGCGGCGAGGATCGTTTTAGCAGTAAGATCATTCCACATGCTGGCATCAATGTGTAGCCGCTTGCCGAGAGTGTAGCACGCGTCGTGATATGCATCGCAGGTCCGGCTCGATCGAACAGTCGTTGATTGATAATCGCTCCACGCTGCAATCACACGCTCGCACAGTTGTCGTAGCGTTGGCTCAGTCATGGGTGCCCCCTCCCGCCCGCGCGTGCGCAACCCGCGCGCGTGCGATTTCGATGTACTCGGGGTCGATTTCCATACCGATCGCGTTGACCTCTTCGAGCGCGCACGCGACTAGCGTTGACCCACTTCCCGCAAACGGTTCGAGCACGATCCCGCCCGGCGGTGTCACAAGTCGGACAAGCCAGCGCATGAGTTCGATCGGCTTCACGGTGGGGTGGTTGTTGCGGCGGCCGTCGCCGGCTCGGCCGGCGCCCGTGCGAGGGTTGTCGCGTGCTGCCGCTTCGGGGTCGCGGGACGGGTCTACGACGCGCGGCGGGAGGTGCTCGAGTCCCGCCTCGCGCTCACTTCGGGACGCCTTCGGGCAGTAGAAAAACCGGGACGCTCCGCCGGCGTCGTCCAAACCCCCGACCGTGTGCGTCTTATGTTTACCCCTCGCGACCGACGTGGTTCCCGTGTTGCGCCTCACGTGGCCGCTGCTCGTCGCGGTCCCGCTCTGCGCGTCCAACATCGCGCCCGCGGCCTCGTCCAGGATCAAGTTCGCGGGCCAGCGGCCGGCGGGGTTGTGCTCGGACGCGTTCAGGTTCGTGCCTTTGCCCCCACCTAGGATTGCATTAGGCGCGCGTGGTGGGTGCGACCTATCCTCGACGTCGTCCGTCTTGACCCGGCACCCGTCGATATTCAGCGCCCCCGTACCCCACCGCTGGACGGTCTGCACTACCGTGCCGTCGAGCGGCTTGCGCGCGAGCACGATCGGTTCGTAGGCCGGCTTGAGTGCGGTTCCCCAACCGGCCCACTTTGCGGACTCGGGCGTAGCCGGGGCGGTGATGTCCACTGACGCCGGTCGGACGTAACCGCCGCTGTAACCCGGTTCGCTGCGCGGCTTATAGTAGCGCCCCACCACCTCCCGCGTCGTGCCCGCTGCCGCGTCAATCGCCTTGCTTACGTCGAGGGACTTCGGGAATCCCGAACCAAACACCCAGAGCAGCTGGTCGCGCACCTCGAATCCCACGTCCTCGATCTGGCAAGTCAGTCGGTGGTACATCCTAGGCGCGCCGAAGGCGACGAGGTGTCCGCCGGGGCGGAGGACGCGCAGGCACTCGGACCAGGTTCGAGGATCGGGTAGCGCCTTGTCCCAGTCCTTGCCCATGAAGCCGAAACCGTAGGGCGGGTCCGTGACAACCGCATGCACGGAACAGTCCGGCATGCGGGCGAGTAGCTCAAGGTTGTTGCCGCAGATCAAGGTCTGGCGCGTGGTCATTGTCCATCCCAGCGTGTACGCGGGTTGCCCGGTGCGGCGGCCCGTGCCGTCACGATCGGCTCGCGTTGCCATTCGATTCCTGGGATTTTCGGCGGCGAACTGCCGTCGGCGGGGACCGTCGCGAGCACCTTCGTCACGTCGACGGACAGGTAGTCGCGAGGCACCGCGTACTGATCGACAAGCATCGGCGCCCACTTGTAACGCACGGTCACACCGGGCGTTTCGGGTGCGGGCGCGGCAGCTTGCATGATCGCCTCCGTCGCTGCGGCGTGGTCCCCCGCGCGGGCCGCAACGGAGGCGGCCTCGAGCGCGGCAGTCCGGGCCCGGTCGGCGGCGGCGTGCACCTCCGCGATCCGCGTCTTGAGCATCCCCTCGATCCGTTCGAGCGCGCGTCGGGGCTCCCTATACCGTGCGTCGATCGCGCTGCTCTCCTTTTTGAGCGGCTCAACGAGGGCCTTGCGCTCATCTTCTAGCGCCCTCTCGAGCGTCTTGATCTGCCGTAGTACGTCGGTCGCGGTAGCTATGTCCGCCGGGCTTTCGAGTGGCAACACGGTTGCCAGCGAAGTCAGCTTCGGCGCTTGGGTTTCGATCAAGGCGAGGGCGGTCATGTGTAGGGCTCCTTGGGCGTGCAGGCGTAGCAGAGTGATACGGTGAGGTTGATCCGGATCGAGTAGACGTGTTGCCCCTGATCAGTCTCGTGTAGCGTCGCAGTCCAGCCGGGCGCGAAGGTTCGGCACCGCTCGCACCGTACGACGTCGTGAAGTTCGATGTGCTCGACGATCATTTGCGCCCGAGCCCCCATAGCCCGAGGCCGATCGCGTCCCACACGTTGTGCTGCAGAGACGCGCGGATGGGTTCGACGTCCGCGAACGCAACCGCGTGTTCACCCTCAGTCAGAACGCGCGCCAGTCTCGCGTGGTGGATCAGTTTCGGGACGTTGCCTTTCCACCTGCTCGGCGTCGCGGAGTACAGAAACGCCGGTAACAGCGACCCCGCGACGAACGCGCCGGTTTCCGTGACGTTGAGGAGATCGAGGGCGTTCGGAATGTCTCGGACGGTCATCTTCTCGAGCACGACGACGTCAGGCCGGTACAGAGCGGCGATGTTGCCCGCGTGCTCAACCGGGCTGCTCGCTTGGCTGAGCCCACAGCGCGACAAGCGCCCGTGCTCGAATAGAGCCCATCCGAGATTTAGGACCCCTGGGTCGATGGCGACAAGTCGATCGGGCGGCGTGTTCATTTCATTGACTCCCACGGGGTGAGACGCCCGTCCCTGTAGACGGGCTCGGCGGACTTCGACCAAGCGCGCATCAACGCGGGCTCAGCTCGCACAGGAACGTCAGGACACCACGCGCGACCGGCGTCCTCCATGATCATCTTTACGGCTGCGGCGGCTTCGTGCGCCCACCCCGCGGGGACCTCAACGAGAAACTCGTCGTGAATGAACGCCACCGGGCGGCAGTCGCGCAACGGGCCCACGCCGATGTAGCACGCGGCGGCGAGGTTGAATGCCGCGAACTTCGCCATATCGCTCGCGAGTCCTTGAAAGTACGTGTTGCACGTCGCGCAGTACGTCGCGCCCCCCCGAAGCCGCCGCGACATGTAATGTTCGACGGGTCGACCTTCGTCGACCTGCCTAGCAACGATCTCAAAATACCCACGGAACTCTGGGTATCGCCCGAACCAGCGGTCTTTGAGAACCGCAACGTCCACCGGGCGCAGGTGCACGCCGTACCCCGCAGCGGCGTATTCAACGAACGCGGCAGCCCCCATCCCGCCGGGGAAGCCGAAGTTCCCGGCTTTCGCCATTTGCCGCGCCCGCTTGATCTCGGCCGCGTCGACGTGTCCCCCGTCGCCAGACTTCGCGGCCTTGGCGCGGTCGTAGGACCAACCTAGGATCGCGGCGGCGAGCACGAGGTGAGGGTCTTGCCCCGCGTTCAGCGTGTCCGCGAGGCGTGACTGTAGGCCCATCCATAAGCACACTTGCGCGACGGTGTGCATTTCAGCGGAGGACCAATCGCATGAGCAGAGAAGATAGCCTTCGCGGGGGACGAAGCACTCGCGCAAACCGGGCTCGCGATGGACGTTCTGAATTTGGAAGCCCCAAGTGCTGACTGGCTGGCCGGCCTTGGCTTCGCCCTGGGTGCAGCTAGTGCGACCCGTTTCTTTAAGAACGTCATATCGCGGCTGCAGCGGCGTGGCGGTGCCGTGGCGTAGTCGGTCGGTGCGGGACCGCAACGTGCCGATCGAGCCGTACCGCGCGTACGCCTCAAGCATCTTGTCGCCTGACGCGGTGCACGTCGCGGACGCGAGCGAGACCTCGCCCGTTTCAGTGCGGGGGATGTCGACCCCCCGCGCGGTCATCGTCGCCTCCATGCGTGCCTTTGTACGGGTGGTGTCCTTCGTCCCGTTGGGCCGGACAAGTCCCGCGCTGGTGAGCGTCGCGCGCGTGGCGGTATGTTCGTTCTCGACGCGAGCCGCGAGGAGTTCCACGGCCTCGGCCGATGTCCGGATTCCCCAACACGTGATCAGGTGCAGCGCCCAATCCGCGCGTGTCTGTCGGTACTGATCGGCGAGCACTTGACCGTCGCGGATCGAGAGCGCGGCGCTCTCTTGCGCGGCGTATAGATGCCGCAAGTTCGTCACGTCAAGCATCGCGTATCGGCGTGCGTCGGCGGGCCACTCGTCGACGGCCACGTGCTCGAGCTCCGCGTACCGGACTCGCCACGGCTCGGCTTTCTCGCCCCGGGCATCTACGTTGTACCCGTGATCGATGTCGTGCGCGTCGCAACACGCCGCAAGATCGTACTTGCGGCCGTCCTTGTCGGCACCTTGCGCGATTCGGAGCAGCTTCTCACGGACGCGCGTGCAGACAACGCGGTCCGCGGCGAACGCGCGGAAGATCTCGGGGAGGAGGTCCGGGCGTGCTGCGGCCATGACGGCCATGTCGTACACGACAGCGTGTCCGACGAAGACGAAATCGGGCGCGCGCAGCGCGCGCTCAAAGCGCGCGAGCAACGCGGCGCCTGTGTGGATCCCAGCTTCGTCCTGCAGACACACCGGAGGGGGGGCGAGGCGCCCGGGCCAGATCGGATATGTCTCGAGATCGAAATAGTAGGGGATGATCACGGGCTCACCGCAGCGCGGATCCGCCCCGCGCGGTACTCGTGCTCTTCCGCGCATCGCAAGACCCACATGTGTAGCGTCTCTCCCGGGAGTCTTTCCGTACGCTGCAGCGTGCACAGAAACGCCCGCGCGGCGGTTTCGGTCCCGCAGGGGATCTCACCATACCGACCCTCGCTCAGTAGCAGCGTCGCGCCGTGTCGAGTTACTTTGGTCTGTCGTAGATCGTGCATTGTTGGTTCGCTCCGGGGAAATAATCGCGCATGTAGCAGCGCGCGCACTCAAGCCAGACTGCGCCCGCGCGCGGGCGCCATCCGTGGGACGGGTGTAGGTCCCGAGGGTCGTCTACGTCTACGCTCTCAGAGATCGGCGCGGGGGGTGGGCACGGTGTGTAGTGCCCGTCGATCGGCGACCCCCGGCGCGTCACGCGCGGGGGGTCTCGACGTAGACGTACCCCCGAGCCCCGGGGGCCCCCGAACGTGGCGCGGGGCGTCGGACGAGCACGCCCCGTCGCCACATTCGGCGAAGGGCGTTGCTCGCGCTCTCGGGTAGGCACCCCACGCGCTGGGCGAGTTCGGCGGGGGTGACAGCACCGCGCTCGGCGAGCAGCCCCCGCGCAGCCTCGATCAACGCGTGGGCCTGACTCACGCTCGCGCCCGTAGTGCGGCCTCGGTCAGTACCTCGGTCCCTCGGTAGTAATACCCCGGAGCGGAGGGATGTGCGGTCCACCCGGCGGGCGGGAACGCGAGGTCTGGTGCGACCACGGCGGGGACCGGCGGCGGCGGTGCGCTGGCGCCCGCGGCCGCGGGCTGCCATGTGTGCTTGACCATTTTTTGTCCGGTCTTCGTCGCCTTTTCGTACGCATCGGAGCCCACGACCCGCCCCTCGAGCCGCGCGCGCTCCGTCACATCGGACATGAGTTCGGAGGTCACTAGCGCGTTGACCGCTGCGGTGTCGTCAGGGTTCGCCCCCAGCGCGGCCGCGACGAACGCTTTGACCTCCCCAAGGCCGATCTTCGCCCAGGTGCCGTCAATGCGCGCAGTCCAACTACCCGTTTCGCCAGCCGCGGTTGCGCTCGGCCCCGTGCTCTCGAGCACCTCGAACTCGGCGACGAAGCGCACTCCGTGGAAGCCGTTCGCCACGGCGCAGCTCGCGATCTTCAGTGCGCCATAGTGCCCTACGCCCAAGCGGTTTCCACCGCTGCCGGCGGGGTCGATTTTGCTAATTTCGTCGAAAAAACCCATGATCATTCTCCTTGTTTTTGTGTTGGTTGCTACCCCTAGGGGTAGGGTTATCTAACGCGGTCGGGTGGTCGCGTCAAGGACTTCGCACCCATTGCGCGCCGGCCGTGGGCGATTCTTCGGGGACGTCAATCACGGCGTGGGTGAGCTTCTGAGACTGTCCGGTGACCTCCTCGGCATAAGCCGCGTCCTGCACTGCACGCCAAAACCCTTCGAGGGCCTCGACGCACCCAAAGAGCACGTCGGCGGTGACCTCCCGCGCTTGCTGCCCCTCGCGGTGTGTGCGTCCTAGCAGCTGCTCCCACGTGGACCCTGACGGCGGCGCGGACGCGATCAAGTTTCGGCTCCACGCTTGCAGGTTCCGACCGGTGCCGTTCGCGGCGACGGAGGCGACGAGCGGCGCGCCTTTGGGGTGTTTCTCGATCGGGCGGCCGGCGGGGTTCAGCCCTTCGGGGCCGTAGTAGAGCGATCCGAACCGCTGGCCGAGGGCGCGGTGGGCGGTCCACACGATGCCTGGGCCCTCGGCCATCCATGCCGCGATCCGGTTGACCGCGTGGTCGGACAGCCACACCGGCTCGGTGTTCGGCTCGAACTTGTCGCGAGCGGCGAGCCAAGCGTCGAGCACTGGGCGCGCGGTAGGGTAGTATCCCGACTGCACGGCCAGCACCGTCTGATACTCCGTGTCCAAGTTCCGGCGGTTCGTGCGGAGGATCTCACGGCACGTGCCCACCCACGCTTTTCGCGCGATCAACCACCATGCCGGCGGCCTCGGGTTCCACCTGTAAAAGAACCCCAGGGCAAGCTCTTGAGCGTGGCGCCACGCTGCTATCCCGTCGACGATCGGGTGCCCGTCGGGCGTCTCCCACGTCGCGCGCAAGTGCGCTAGCGCGCGCTCGCACTCGGGTGGGGCCTCGACGAGCTCCCCGCGGATGATCAGCGGGATTGCAAGCGGCGGCTCTTGCGTCGCGACTACCCCCGGTGTTTGCACTAGACGGTCGCGGTAGCGGCCGAGCCGCTCGAGGGCCCCCAGCTCGAGGCGGCGCCCGTCGGGGACCTTCGCGTCCAGCGCGAGCGACCACTCTTCGATTGCTCGGTAGTGCGTCGGCGCAGGGCTGCTAGTGTGCAGCGCCCATAGTGCTAGGTGCGCGAAGTCTGCGATCGACCGCTTCGTGATCGTGCCACTCATCGCAACGAACTTCACGCGCCCCTCGTGCGCTTCGATGTATCGCCGCATGCGCCTCGTGCACGCGGCTTTCGTGTTTTTCAGGTAGTGCGCTTCGTCCGCGATGATGAGATCGGGCTCGTATTCCTCGAGCATGCTCGCGCTCGCGACGGTGCTTAGCTGCTGATAGCTCTCGATCCGCACGAACGCGGGCAAGCGCCAGTGCTCACGCAGTTCGTCGTATTCGCGCAGCGTTTTCTCTCTGAGATGCGCGGGGAGGAGTAGTAGCGGCCGCTTTGCACGGCACACGGTGCCGGCGAGGAGGCTGATCAGAGTCTTCCCGCCACCGACGCGGATCGGGAGTAGCGCGCCGGGGCCTTGTGCGATCTCGGCCAGCGCCACCGCTTGCACGGGGCGCAGCGTCCAAGACCCCGCCGGCGTGCGGAGCGCGGCGGTCATCCGCTCGGCAAGAAGGGCCGATTGCTCGGGGGTCCATTCGCGCCGGGGGAGTGCAGACACGCGCCGGACGTCGGCGGAATCTTGGACGGCTCGGGTCACGCGTTGCGCACCTTCGCCGCAAGCTCGCAAGCGTTGCCCGCGTCGAGCGTGAAAGATCCGACGGTCACGATGTACTCGCCATCGGGGTCCTCGCACGCGCTCAGTATTCCGCCCCATGGGGAATCCCCCGTGAAGTCGATCGGGCGGTAGGTCCAGAGCAGCAACGCGAGCCGAGCGACGGGGTACGCGATCTCTGATCCGTCACGCATGGTGATCGTGGGTAGTCCGATCCAACGCTTGCGTGGATCTCGCTCGGACCAACTGATCCCGCGGTAGTCGGGATCCCGCAGGCGAACAAGCAGCGGTGCAAGGTACTTGAGCACCGCGGCGCCCGCGGGCGGCAGGTACTTAGCGGCGGCCGCGACCTCCCGATCGATGTCCGCGCGGGTCGTGGTGTTGTCTTCGTCGACCATGATCCAGTTGTTCAGGATGCTAAGATCCTCGGTCATTTGCCCGGTCAAGGCTTCGGTCTCCGTCTCGTCGAGCCGGTCTAGAAGCACGTTCAGATCGGTGACTATCTGCCGTTGCACTGGCGTGAGATCGATATCGTCGGGGGACAGTCCGGCCCACCGACGACGCAGGGCCCCGAGATCCTCTTCCGCTTGCGTGTAATAGCGCATCACACCACCCCCGCAAATCGCGTGATGCGAGCCTTGAGCGCAAGATCCGCAGCGGCCTCCGCGGCGGCGTGTCCATGCGCAGCGTTTGCGGCGTAGACGGTCGACCAAAACGCCTCGTGCGCCGCAGTGATCAATGGCTGGACCGGGGGCGGGGTGGGCGCGGCTTCCGGCTGAGGCGCGGGCGCTCGCGGGGGGAGGGGCGGCGGGACGGCGACGGGTGCGACAGGTGCCGGGGGGACGATCGGCGCGGGCGGCGGCCCTGCGATGTCCGCGGCGCTCGGCGGCTCGGGGACTACGACAGCGGGCGGGGGCGGCGGGGCCCCGCCGTCCTGTTCGATGAGCAGCGCGATCAACGCCTCGCGACCTTTTTTGCTGCTCTCGTCGATCAACCCGCGGGAGACCGCGAGCGTCTTCAAATCCTTCCGCTCCATCGCGGCATACCCGTCGAGCGGTACGGTCACGACAGGGGGCGGCGCGGGCGGTGGCGGGGGCGGTAGATCTTTGCTGACCGGCGGGGCGTCGGGCGGGTTGATCGGATCGACGTTCGGTGGGGGTGGTGCGGGCGGGGCCCCGCCGTTCAGCTTGGCGAGTAGGGCGTCCATTGCGGCAAGTGCGTCGGGTGCGGTGATGTCAGTCATGTTGAATCCTCGGAACGGGTCGGTTTGTAGTGTTGAGCGGTCGCAGATCAAAAGGTACGGGCACCCACCGAACGCTTCGCACGCGTCGGGGTTGCCGGGAACATCGCGGGCAGGTAGGCCCGCTTCGCGCGTGCGGTGCATGAGCGCGGCGGTGGCCTCGATGCGATCAAGATCCGGTTCGATCTCGGAGCGCAGAACGGGGAGCGAGACTTTCCAGGCTTTGCCCCCGTCAGTGGGCAGATAGAGCCAATCGAGACGCACGCGGTCTACGTCGAGCCGGACCATTTCGGACGCGGCATAGATCAACGCTTGGGGATCGTGCCGCAGCGTCTCGACGGTCTTGGCGTAGCGCGGTGATGATGTCGTTTTGTGATCATGCACTACCGCCGTGCCGTCCGCGTCGCGGTAGCGTAGATCAAGCCGTCCGGTCCATGCCGTCGCCGGCGTGCGCATCGAAAGCCAGCCCTCGATATCGAGCCCCGGCGTGCGCGGCGCGGGGAGAAAATGCAGCCCGGCGTAGGCGATCTTGCCGGGGTAGCGCGTGACGATCTCGGCCTCGCGCTTCGGGTTCGGGTACGTGAAAACTTCGCTCAAGGTCGGCGGGGTCCCGTCTCGGAGCCACTCTTCTAGTATCGTGTGCACGCGGGACCCGAGCTCCGCGGAGGGGCTAGACTCACGCGGGATCTTGTCGAGCTTCTCAAACGCCCACTTGCGGGGGCACTGGCGAAACGTCGCGATTTGTGACGCGGACAGCGGGGGGGGCGTAGTCACGACTGGCGCTTTTCGATGATTGCGATCGCGATGTCGAGCCCGGCGATCGTGGCCTTGATCTGCCACCCCTGCACGTCGTGACGCATGAGCTTGGCCTTGCTCAGATCAGCGAGCAATCGCGCGCGGGCTTCGTAGAGCTCCTCGAGTGCGGTCATCGCTCGTCCTCCATGCTCAGCACGTCGATCAGCATTGCGCAGTACGCAGCAACGTCTACAGCCTCACCGATGACGCTTTCTCGGTTAGTCTCACCGCGATCCGGATCATTGAACAGAACACGGATGGCGTCGTTTAGCTCGTGCGTTTCAGCAATCAACCGATACAACACCTCGCCGACTGTCAGGTCACGCCATTTTCCATGATGCCGCCGAATCGCTAGCTTGACGCGCATTCGGGATGCGAGCTCGGTGACGATTCGCGTCTCGTCTGCTTCGCGTGGATGAGTCACGGCGCACCCCGCACCAGAAACGTGTTTGCGAATCCGGGGCAGACCGCCTCGCGCATACCGTCGCGCAGCATGCGAGCGATGCTTGATCTATCGACGTGTGGTCCGCCCCAGTGTTCGAGCGGTCTCGCATCGCAACCATGCGTGATGCGTCCTGCCACCGCGTCATCCGCGGCGGCGAGCACGCGCGGCCAGTGCTCGCGGTGTGTGCGCGGCCAGCCTGCAGTCAATGCCGCGCGCCCAAGGCGGTGCGTGCCGTCGCGTCGGGGGTTGCGGAGGCCGGCCGAGTACTGCCATGCGGTGCGCTGGTACGTGCCGCCCATGGCCATGCGCGTATTGATCACCTCGTGCATCGCGGCGACTTCGCGATGCGACACAAGCGGGCCTGCCTCAAGCCACGCCATGCGTGCGAGCACTACTGCAGGTTCGGCACGTGCGACGGCGCGGGCGAGCTCGTCGGGGTCAGGAGACTCCGCCCGCGTCTGCCGCGCGATGGCGCGGGCGTCGACGATGGGGTCCTCGGCGGCGACACTGAGTGCAGCGGCGGACAGTCCCGCCAATGTGACGGCGTAGACGATCAGATCATGTCGGGTCATGTGGTTGCTCCTGGGCTGCTTCGGGTTGCTCGGGTTGCTAGCGGTGCGTTATCTAACGCGCCGCTAGCAGAGGGTCAAGTGGGGTCGCACGCGTAGACAACCCAAGGCTGACACCCGCGGCGCGTGGCAAAAACCTCAACGTGTCGCCCGGTGCGATGCGCGTCGTGCGCGAGTTGTTTGATCTCGCGGCAGAAAACGTCGGCCGCCGGGGCGTCGAAGTCGGCATCCGTGTGGTGCCCGGCGGCTCGTGATTCGCGGTTGCTAAGAGTGATGGCGTTTTTCGTGATCTTCATGTGTCTATCTCCTGGGGTTGCTCGGCGCTCTATCGCGCCATGAGATATCCTATTGCATAGCGCGTGCCAAGATCGGGGCTGGGCGGTATCCCCCGAAAACGCGGTGTTTTCCGACGCTCCCCGATGCCCCGCGCGGTTGGGCGGTCACTCGACTTGCCAGTAGGGTGGTCACTCGACTTGCCATCGGGGCGAATCATCGCGTTTCGTGTGGCTACTGCGCTAGCCACCGGTGCGTAGCGTTCTGCGCAGGTGCGTAACTCGCTTCGCACAAGTGCGTAATAATCTACGCATTTGCCGTACGCCTTGCATAGATCATAGTGTGAAGCCCCCCCGGCGCGAACCGGGGGGGGCTTCGAGGAGCAACCCAACACTGACCGGCAAGGAGAGGACGATCGCATGGTGGATAGCACGCTAGAGAGCAGAATCAAGGGGGCGCACGTCGAGATCGGGCCCGTCATCGTGACATGGTGGATCGGCGAAACGGGCTCGTGGAAAGAGGCCCCCGGGCGGCATGCACCGCCCCACAAGGTCTCGCGCACGTGGGGGGAGCTCGAGGGTGTTTTGCGGGAGGCGGCGCGGCTCGACCTCGCCGCGAAGGGCGACGGGCCGAACTTCGCGCTGGCCGCGATGGATCTGGGTTTTCGCGGGTCGGTGCATGTGCGCACGGTGTACGGCCTGACGCTTGACGTCGACGACCCGCACACGGATGTCGACGCCTTGCGTGCGTGGTTGGGGTCGGTGGGGCTCGCGTACATCATGCAGGTGAGGGGCGGCAAGGTGCATGTGCACCTCCCGATCGAGCCCATCGCGGAGCGCGACCGCTTCGTCGCCTGCGCGCGGGTGTTTTTGGGGGAGGTCGCCGAGCGCTTCCCGGGCGTCGACCTCGCGATGTCCCGACCCGAGCAGATATGCTACGCGTACGCGCGAGTCGGTGGCTCCCCCGTCGCGACGATCTCCGCGCCGGGGTACGCGCTCGATCTTGCCGCTTGGTACACACCGGGGGCCCTCGGGCCTTCCGATCGTGTGCCGGGGCGCGAGTATCTGCTCGCTGCGGCGGGGCAGTGGACCCCCGGCGGGGGGCGGCTCGAGGCGCGCACGCTGCGCGGGTGTCGGGAGCCCCACCGTGCGATCCTTGCGGCGTGTCTCGCGGGGGAGGCGCCGGCGCTCGAGGCCGGCGGACGCAACGCAGCGCTGCATGCGGCGCTTTGGTCCCTCGCTGCGGCAGATCCCGAGCTCGACCCCCGCGACGTAGCGCGGGCGCTCGTGCTCGGGGGGATCATGCTCGACCGCACCGCGGAGTGGGCCGACGCGGCCTGGTGGGCGGCGCGGTACGAGACTGCGGCGCGGGAGATCGGCGTTCAACGCGCGGCTCGTGCGGCGGAGGATGCGGACAAGGGCGGCCGCTGGACCGCGCTAGTCCAACGCGACGCGAAGGGCGGGGTCACCGCGTGCGCGCTGAACGCGGCGATCATTATGGCGCACGATCCGGATATCGCACCGGGGATCGCGTGGAACACGTTCACGGATCGCGCGGAGGTCCTGCCGGGGAGGGCGCTCCCGTGGGGGGCGTCGGGCCCGCGGGAGGTCCAGCTTGACGCGGAGTGGTACCCCGCGGCGGAGTGGCTCCGCGCGGTGCCCCGGGTGGGGGCGCCGTTCGCGCGGGGTGCCGTGCTCGACGCGATCGAAGCCAGCGCGCGGCGGCAGACTTACGACCCCCTCGAGCGGTATCTGCGCGGGCTTCGGTGGGATGGCGTTCCCCGGATCCGGTCTTGGTTGCAAGATTGGCTCGGGGCGCCGGACACCGAGATCGCGAGGGAAATGGGCCGGCGGTGGTTGATCTCAGGGGCCGCGCGCGGCTTGCGCCCGGGGTGTCAAGTCGACTCGGTGCTAGTCCTGCAAGGCACGCAGGGGCTCGGCAAGTCCTCGGCGTTTCGCGCGCTCGGGCGGGGCTGGTACTCCGACCGGCTTGGGGACCCGGCTCAGAAGGATTCGATGGCGGAGATTCAAGGCGTTTGGATTCTTGAGGTCGCCGAACTCGAAAGCATGCGGCACGTCGATATCGCAAGGCTGAAGGGCTTCCTGACGCGGACGGAGGACGTCTACCGCGCGGCGTACGCCCGCGCGAATGTTGCGCGCCCGCGGAGGTGCATCTTCGGAGCGACGACGAACCAACGGCAGTTTCTGTCCGACCCAACAGGGGCGCGGAGGTGGTGGTGCGTCACGGTCGATCGACCGCTCGTGATAGAAGCGTTTCGGGGGGTCGTCGATCAGTTGTGGGCCGAGGCCGTGGCGGAGCTCGACCGGGGTGCGGAATGGCACCTCACCGGAGACCTCGTCGCGGCGGCCGCGCTCGAGGCGGAAGAACGGCGGGAGGACAGTCCGTGGGAGGACGCGATCGTCAAGTGGGCGCCCACCGCACCGTTTACGACACACGAAGTGTACGCCGCGTTGGGCGCGGCGAAGTCGGATCACCGGGCGGGATATCAGATTAGGGACGCGCTGACAGTTTTAGGATATCGTCAGGTGCGTCCGAGAGTAGAAGCGAGTAGGGCGCTGGGGGCGCGGGTGTGGGTACGTACAGTCCCTGATTAGGGACAGGGGTTATTCTTATATTTTCCGATTTATTTTTAGTGACTGAGCGTTCATAAAAAATAACTCTAATATTGTGCATTTTCTGATCCAGCAGATCCAGCACCGATCCAGCAACTGATCCAGCACTAAGTTTGTGAAATGCTTATATATTCCAGCAGATCCAGTGGATCCAGCAGCTTTCCAAGACTTTCATAGGGACAACTTTTTGTCCTACATTATCCTACCTCCATGGCAATTTGGCCGCAGTGTTGCGAAACTTGCTGGATCCACTGGATCAGCTGGATCAGTCTTGTTTTAGGGGTTTGGTGCTGGATCGGTGCTGGATCAGTGCTGGATCTACTGGATCGGAAGATTCACAATATTTGAGAATATACCATGTACCCAATTAGGGACATATGTGTCCCGCCTATGTCCGCGGAGAATATAAATATGACCATCACAATGACCCCCCGGGATTTTATTCTGCAGCAATCCCGTGAGTCAGATATCTCGTATTCCCGGCTGCTCGCGTGGGCGGCGTCCTCGGCCGAGGAGCGCCGCCCATCCGCTGTAGCCGCGCGGGAGGGGGTACAGGAGTCGCATGTCCGAGACGCCATGCGCCGGCACCGGTGGGCTGAGCGCGTCGCACCGTGGGATGACTACCTCACCCGGCTCGTGACGCAGACTATGACGACGGCGCTGGACGAGACGACGCGGGACCTCGCCAAGCGTCACGTCGATATGTGGGCGAGGGTCCGGGAGGTTGGGGAGATGGCACTTGCGCGTCTCCTCGACGATCGCGGGGAGTCGCTCACCCCGTCGCAGGCCCTGGCTTTCCTTGACGCCGCGTTCAAGGGCGAGAGGTTGATCCACGGTGCGGCTACCGAGCACGTAGCGGTCGCCGTGCGCGCGCTCGACATGTCGGGGCTAAGTACCGACGAGCTCCGGCAGCTCCGCGCACTGCTAGCGAAAACGGGAGTTGACGGCGTCTAGCTCCCGTGATATTTAGAATGTGCAACCCAACGCGCCCGAGCGCGAGAAAGAGGAGACATGATCGAGATTGTTACAGAGAAGGATGCGAAGCGGCTTTTCACCGCGATGATGAAGTGCGCCTACGGCCCCCGCCCCCCGGGTAGCGCAGGGTTCTACTGGCGCCCCCGGGCGTTCGGCGTTCAGTTCGCGGTGACGGACGGCCACGCGGGGTTCATGCTGGACGCCGCGTGCGTCACGACCGCCGAGCCGTCCGACGAATGGCGCGCGCCGGAGTGGGATGCGCTTTCGCGTTGGGTGCGATCGCTGGGCGACCGGATCAGCGTAGACATCATCGGCGCACTCGCGGCTATGCCCGAGGAGAGCGAGTTTCCCGCCCCGATCTTGGAGGCGCTCGATCTGATGTACGCCAACTGTGAGGTTGTTGGGACCGACGCAGATACGACGGGCGTCGACCTCGCGATCTTGGCGCGCCTCGAGCCCGTTGTGCGCCTGATACCCCGCCCAATGAAAGGGTCCGGTGTCATACTGCGCAGGCGCTCCTCGGCCGTGACGCTCGACGCGCCCGGGTTTAAGTGCGTTGTTATGGGGATGCGGCTATGACCCGGCCGTATCGCAAGGCCAGCGCGGAGGAGCTAGCGGATCGTCTCACGGCGGACTGGACGGATCCCACGCGCGCGGCCCGCGAGCTAGCCCGGCGCTGGGGTAGGGTGCCGTCCGTCGTGTACCGCTGGGCGCAGCTGAGGGGACTGACACCGCCTCCAGTACCCCGCCGGGCGCCGACCCTCGTGGAGCTGCAGACGATCCGCGAACTCGACCGAGCTGGGTACGGGTGGGTTGAGATAGCTCAAGAGCTGGGTCTTCATTCCACGCAAGCGCTTCGATTTTTCGAGGCCGCTCACCGCGGGCGGCGCTAGTGCTCTCGACGGATCAAGCGTCGCAGACACTCATCGACGTCGACCGGCGCTTGGTCCGGGAGGGGGGCCTCCGGGACTTCGCGCGGCTAGCGTGGCCGTGCGTCGAACCGGGGCCCATGCTGTGGAACTGGCACCTTGACGTGATCGCGGAGCACCTCGAGGCCGCGACAGCCGGCGAGATCAAAAACCTGCTGCTTTGCGTCCCGCCTGGGACCATGAAGTCGCTTATGGTCTCTGTCATGTGGCCGGCGTGGGAGTGGACGACTAGGCCGGAAAGCAAGTGGATTTTCGCGACCTACGCGCAGGGACTCAGTGACAAAGCCGCGCGTCAGCAGCGCGACGTCATTCTAAGCCCCTGGTACCAACACCGCTGGGGTGACGTGTGCGCGCTCCCTCGTGAGACGGTGCGCCAAGTTCGGTTTTTCCGGAACTCCGCGCGGGGGTTCCGCATGAGCACCGCCGTCGGCGCAGGGGTCACAGGCAATCACGCGGGCCGGCTTGTTTTCGACGATCTTGTCCGGGCGCAGGACGCGGAGGGACGCGCGGCGGTCGACGCCCGCGGTATCGAACGCGCGAACGAGTTTTGGTTTCGCGTCATGTCCACGCGGCAGTCCGACCCCGAGACGACGGTCAAGGTCGGGATCATGCAACGGCTCCACATGAAGGACACGGCCGCGCTTTGCCTCGACTCCGGGGAGTACACGGCAGTGGTGCTCCCCATGGAGTTCGAGCCCAAGCGCCGCGCCCTGTTCTCGCGCCCGGTGCGGCTCGAGGACGGGTCGGAGATCGAGGAGGACCCCCGTACGTCCCCGGGGGAGCTGCTATGGCCGGGCCGGTACTCACGCGAAGCCGTCGACAAGCTCCGCGCATCCCTCGGCCCGCTGGGCGCGGCCGCGCAGCTCGACCAGAACCCCACGCCGCCGGGCGGCGCGATCTTCAAGTCGGACGACTTCTCGCGCCGGTGGACAAAGGTTCCGCCGACCGCGCGCTGGGCGATGTTCGTCGATTGTTCGTTTGAGGACGAATCTACCGCGATTGATCCCGATCCCGTTGTCGCGCAGGTGTGGGCTTGGACGCAGGGCGCTTACTATCTCGTCGATCAAGTGCGGGAGAAGCTCGATATTATCGGGACGTGCAACGCGCTCCGAGATCTGCGGGCGAAGTGGCCTAAAATTACGGCGATTCACGTTGAGAAGAAGGCGAACGGGGCGGCGGTCATCCGCACGCTACGCGACGAAGTACCCGGCGTGAAAGCCTGGCCACCGAAGGGTGAGCCCATGCCGAGCAAGGTCGAGCGCGCGAACGCGGTGCAACCTCTCATGACGTCGTGTCACTTCCCGCCGGATGCCGCTTGGTTCGGGGAGTACCGCGCGGAGCTGCTCGGATTCCCGCTTGCGCGCCACGACGATCAAGTGGACGGGACTACGATGGCGCTCCTCGTCATGCACACGAAGCGCGGCTACGGCGATTCCCTTGCACGCGCTGCGGCGCCGGGGTAGTGTGCCGCGTGTGGCGGATACGCATGTCCTGCCTCAAACGCCCCCGCTCTATCCACGGGGGTGTTTTCTATTTCGTCGCACGCGTGCTAGATCTACCGCATGACTACACCATCGCAGAAGCGCATGGCAAAGGACGCAGCGGCGAAGCAGCGCTCGGATTCGTGGGCGTCGGCGGTCACAGGGCTGGGTGGGTCTCGCGACAAGGCCTCTAGCTACTACATCGCCCAAGAAGCACTTTGCACGCAAGTGCAGCTGGACGCGATGTACATGGGTGACGACCTCGCGGCGACTATCGTTGACGCACCGGTCGAGGATGCGCTTAGTCGGGGTATCGAGATCACGGGCGAGGACACGGGCGCCCTAGCCCGCGCGTTCGAAGCGTTGGGAGGGCCCAAGCTCTTCGTCGACGCCGCGATCTGGGGCCGGTTGTACGGCGGCGGCGCAATCTTCCTCGCGACGAAGGGCCTCGAGGGCTACGAGCGGCCGCTCGGTGAGAATCACGGGCCGCTTCTCTACGCCCTCGTTCTAGACCGATGGGAGACGACCCCGCAAACGTACTACCGCGACCCGACTTCCCCCCGCTACGGCCAAGTCGAGACCTACCGCATCACTCCGGGCGCGCAGGGCGTGGCCCAGAACGGGGAGCTCGCTGGCCAGCTCGTGCATGAATCGCGCTTGATCCTGTTCGGCGGGGCTCGGACGACGAACCGTACGCGACAGCGCAACGGCGGTTGGGACGTCTCCGTGCTTCAGCGCGCGCAGAGCATCATTCGAGACGCTGGGATCAACTGGCAATCGTCGGTCCTCGCGTTGCAGGACCTGAGCCAGTCCGTCTTCAAGATCCAGGGCCTGATCGAGATGATCGCCGAGGGCAAAAAGGGTGACCTCCTGACGCGCATGGAGCTCGTGGATATGTCGCGGTCGGTCGCGCGCGCGGTGGTTCTCGACGCTGAAATGGAATCGTTTGAAAACGTCGGGGCGGCGAACCTTGCGGCCGTGCCGGCCATTCTCGACAAGACGTTTTCGCGCGTCGCGACCGTGGCGCATATGCCGTTGACGCGCCTCATGGGCGTGAGCCCCGGCGGCATGAACGCAACGGGGGAGTCGGATCTTTCGTGGTGGTACGGGCAGATTGACGTCTATCGTGAGCTGACGCTTAAGCCTAAGATTCTCCAGTTTTTGAAGGTGCTCGCGAAGTCGCTCAACATCCCGACGGATAAGCTTGACGTCGCGTTCCCGCCCCTGTGGCAAATGAGCCAAAAGGAAACCGCGGAGCTGCGCAAGCTGACGGCGGACACGGATGCGGTCTACATTTCGAATCAAGTGGTTCTCCCCGAAGAGATCGCTCTATCCCGATTCGGTTCGGGCAAGTGGAGCCCTGATACGCAGATCGATCTGAGTGTCCCGAGGGACGCGGCGCCAGCGCCCGTGGTGCCTGGTGTGCCCGACTTCGCCGGCGGTCTGCAGTAGTGGACGTCCTCACGCCCTTCGCCCGCGCGGCCCTCGAGACTGCGATCCAATCGCGCCGGGCCCGGGCGAACGCGGTCAGCATCCGGCGGGCGCAGAAGTCGGCCACGCCGAAGCTCCCGCTTGCCGAGGAGCGCGCGCTTGAGCGGTTTTTGACGACGCTGACGAACGAGGCCGCCGACGCCGTGCGCGAGGCGGTAGCGCGGGGGGCGGCGATCAGTGACTTCCTGCCCCTCGAGCAAGTTTTTGGTGACGTGCGCGTTCGGCTTGCGGAGCGGATCCAGTCATCCGAAGTGTCCGAGATCGTCGACTCGTTCGGCCGACGCGTGAACCAGCGCAACCTCGCGGACACGGCGCGCGTTCTTCGGGTCTCGCCAGACATCCTACCCCCTGCACTACAGCAAGTGATCGAAGGGTTCCGGCGCGAGAACGTGCGCCTGATCACGTCGGTCGTCGACGACCAGATCGATGAGGTTCAGGAGCTTGTGCGTGAGGCCGCGCGAACGGGGCGGCGCGTAGAGGATCTTGCTGACGACATAGAAGCCCGCTTCGGCGTGTCCCAGTCCCGCGCGCGGTTGATCGCGCGAGACCAGGTTTTGAAGGCCAACAGCGCCATGACGCAAACGCGCATGACCGCGGTCGGCATCATGCGCTACCGGTGGTCGACGTCGCGAGATGAGCGCGTCCGGCCGATGCACCGGGAGCTCGAGGGACAGATCTTCCGATGGGACGATCCCCCGGTGACGAACCCGAAGGGGGACAAAAACCATCCGGGTGAGGATTATCAGTGCCGGTGCGTCCCCGTCGCCGTCCTCGACTTCGACGAATAGCGCCCCGCCGCGTAGACCTTTACGCACTCCGCGCAGCGTGCTACGCCCCTAGTAATGGTTCTACGCTACGATCGCGGCACACTAGGATCGGTGACTCGGACGCCGCAAGGTGGGATCCGCGTCTCCGCTGCCGTGGCGCGCGTCGGAATCCTGAGCTACCGCAACGCGGACGGCTCGGAGCGTCGGGAGCTTCGCTTGCCGGAAGATGTGTTCCATGCGGATAGCGTGGCCAGCCTCGCGGGCGCGCCCGTGACTGACATGCACCCGTCCGGGATGGTTGGTCCAGAGAACTACCGATCCGTTGCGGTGGGGCATGTTATTGAGGGCACCGCGCGCCGGGACGGGGACCTGCTCGTCGCCGATCTGGTAGTACAGGCTGGGGACGTGGCGAATCTTGTTTTGACCCGCCTCCGTCACGATGTGTCGTGCGGCTACAAATGCGAGATCGAAAACACCCCGGGTGTGTACGACGGACAGCGGTATGACGCGGTGCAGCGCGCCATTCAGATCAATCACGTAGCATTATGCCCCCCAGGTACGGGCCGTTCCGGCTCGGCCGTGTCATTACGATTAGACTCTGCGGGGGATGGACTCCCGCCCGATATTGTGGAGGTGCCCACCGTGGCCGATACCTACGAGCGAATCGATGGGGTGGATTATCCCGTGGGCACCCCCCCACACGTGGCGGCCGTCGGCCGTCGAGACGCAGCGCACACCGCGTTGCAGGCTCGCGCGGACGCAGCCGAGGGTAAGGCGACCGCGCTACAGAAGCGCGTCGACGAGCTCGAGGAGGAGGTCAGGGTTGCTAAGGACGAAGCCGCCGCGGCCGAAGCAGGCGCTGGGCGTAAGGTCGAGCTCATGCGCATCGCGGACGGTCTGGGCGTCGAGGTGCCCGAAGGCGCCGACGAGAACGCGATCATGATGGCGGTGATCATGAAGGCCAACCCCGGGCTGGATCTCGAGGGCAAGTCGCCGGACTACATCGCGGCAGCCTTCGACATGACCGTGGAGGCACTGAAGGCCGCGCCGGCGGCCGAGGTCCGGGGCGATGGTCGCTCCCGTGTGGATTCGGTGCAGGCCGAACTACAGCGCGCGCGTGAGCGTGCGGACGTCGCAAAGCAGAAATCTCTTGAGGCCGGTTCGACGGCCTGGAAGGCCAACTGAACCATGCCCGTACAGACTTCAGTCCTGGACGTGCCGCTTCGTGGATACGAAGGGCAGATCGTCTATCCCGCTATGCCGATGCACCGCATGAGCGCGATCATCGAAGCAACCGCCAACCCCGCTGCTCCGGGGAAGCTTTTCTTCCGCGGCACAGCAGACAACCAAGCGCGTACGATCATCAACGCAGGGACGATCACCCCCGCGAACGTGCTCGGTGTCTCGATGTACGAGGACTCGCGCCCACCGAACGACTACGGCGACAAGCGCCCTGTCACGCTGCTTCGCCGGGGTATGATCTACGTGCTCGCAAACGCAGCTGTCACAGACGGTGCTCCCGTGAGCTACGGCAACACGACCGGCAATCTCGACGAATGGGCGACCGCGGTTGATGCGGATCACGTGCTCGTCGTGGCCGCCCGGTGGGCTAGCAGCGCGCTCGCGGGCGAAATCGCGGCGATCGAAATCAACTTCCTCGGACTGGCGGTCCCGTGACCTCCGGAAAGCAGATCATGACTACTCAGAGTCGCTACGATATGGACCACTTGATCAAGGCGATCAACCGGTTCTCCCCCCGCGATCAGCCTGTACTCCGCGCGGACGCGGGCGAGGCTGGTATGCTCGAGCTACAGCTTGAGCAAATGCGCACGCGCGTCTACGAGACGCAGTACACCGAGCTCAAGGCGCGTAGGTACCTCCCCGTCGCGACGGACATCGACACTGGCGCGGAGACTTTTTCGTATGAGCAAACCGATGAAGTCGGCGTTGCGCAGATCATCACGAACTACGCGAACGATCTCCCGTCTGTGACTAGCCGAACAGAGAAGATCGTCCATCAAATCGTGGCTCTCGGCGATTCGTTCGAGTACTCGATCCAGGACCTGCGGCGCGCGGCGTTTAGCGGCGTGCCGCTCGACGCACGCAAGGCGAAGGCCGCACGCAACGCGTACGAGCGTGGGCTCGATGCGCTCGCGGCTCGCGGCAACGCAGCGGCCAACATCGGCGGGTTCGTCAACGCGGCGAACGTCTCGATCTCGACCCCCGCGGCCGCTGGGGTGTGGTCGGGAAAGACCGGGCCGCAGATCCTCGCGGACCTAAACAAGCTCGTGAACGAGTATATCGTCGCCAACAAAGAGACGATCCTCCCCGACACGCTGCTACTTCCGACTGCGCAGTATCTGACTCTCACGCAGACTCAGATGGACACGCAAAATAGCCGGACCGTGCTCGAGGCGTTCCGCGCGTCGAACCCCATGGTGACGATGGTTGATTCGTGGAACGTGTTCGATCTCGCGGGCGCAGGTCCGTCGGATCGTATCGTGCTCTACAAGCGCGACCCTGAGATCCTCGAGCTCGTCATTCCGCAAGAGTTCGAGGTGTTCGCGCCCGAGCCCCGCAACCTGGCGTTTATCGTCAACTGTCACGGTCGCACCGCTGGCACGTGCATCTACCGACCCCTCGGGATTCGGTACATGGACGCGGTCTAGTCGACCCTCTTCTCTGAACGCCCCGCCCGCTCTCGCAGCGCGCGGGGCTTTCGGGGTATGAGCACCCCGCTTTCAATCCCTCCCCGCCCCCCTCTCGAGCGACTCACGGTCGCCGACGGGAGCGCGACAGAAGACCAGATCTTGCTGGTTCGGAACACGGGCAAGAATGCGATCGGGTCCTGCTTCCGCGGGGTCTCGATTCCCGCAGGCGGCCTGGGCTACCAACTCCGCGCCTTGATCGCACACGAGCCGTGGTCGAGCTTGCTTGTGCCGTACGGCGCCTCGCCTGAGCCCGCGCGCCCCGTCACGCCCTCGCCTGTCGAGCCTGACGAGCCTGCCACGGCGGATACCCTACCGCCGCCCGCGCCGACCGCGCAGCTAGACCCCCGCGCCATGACCGCGCGGGATGCGGTGGCGTTCGTGCGGGCTGCCGGACAAGGCGAGTACGAGATGTTCCGGTCGGACATCCGGAGGTCGGTGCAGGACGCGGTTTTGGATCGGGATCTAGACTTCAAGCAAGGGCTGGGCTGACCCGTGCCCGAGGGCGAGTTTTCGACGCTGTCGGCCTGGTACTCAGCGTTTCAAGATCGCTTTCCCGAGTACCTGAACGCGCCGAGCGCGGTCGTGCAGTCGCGGATTTCGATCGCCCTGACTCGCACGCCCCTAGACACATGGGGCGCGGAGTACCACACCGCGGGCGTTCTGTTCCTCGCCGCGCATCTAGTCGCGATGTCGCCGGGGGGCGAGGCTATGCGCTTGACGGGAGAGACGACGATCTATCAGACGGAGCGCAACCGCTTGAACCGCCTTGTGTCGGCGGGCTACCGTATCGCGGGGCTCCCGTGAGTGTGATCGTCCGAGACCTCGGCGCGCAGAAGCTCGTCCGAACGGTCACGGACAATCGCCCGCGGGTGGTCGATGTCGGCATCATCGGAGACGCTGCGGGCGCGGCGGTACCCGATACGGACATGACGGTTGCGACGCTTGCGGAGATTCACGAGTTCGGCCTCGGGGTTCCACCGCGTTCTTTCCTCCGCGCGTGGGCGGACGCTGACGCGGCGAAGATCGAAAAGGCGTGGTCGCGGCTCGTTCAGTCCGTGATCAAGGGCGACCGCACGCTAGACCAGGCGCTAGAGCAGTTCGGGTTGTGGGCGCAAGGGCAGGTTCAGCAGTTCATCGCGGACTCTCGCGTTGAGCCCCCGCTTAGCGAGGCAAGGATCAAGGCCAAGGGTTCTAGCATCCCGCTGATCCACACGGGACAGCTCCGAAGCTCGATCACGTACGAGGTCCGGTCGCCGTGACGATGCGCTGGGCAGACCTGCAATGCGTGCTTGCTGAGCAAGTCGAGGCGATCGCCGGGTGCCCCGTGTACTGGCGTGACGTCACGGCGCAATGGGAGGCGTGGCCTCGCGTGTTCCTCTCGATCGTCTCCGTGCGCAAGATCGGGCAGGATGAAACGCGGACGCGGTACGACGTTGACGACGACGTGCTGCTCCCCCGCGTGTACGGCCCGCGCGTCGTCACGGTGCAGGTTGTCGCTGAGACGCGAGATCAGAACCTTGACCGCTCGGCCGCTGCGGTTGGGGAGCGGTTGCGCTCGCGTTTGGGCCGGTTGTCCGTACTGACCGCGCTCCGCGAGGTGTGCTTCGGGCTGAGCCGTACTTCTGACGTCCGCGTGGTGAATCGCACGGACGACAAGGCCCGTACAATCTCTTACGCGGTGTTCGAACTGACGTTGCTGACTCACTTCTCGGACGAAGAGGAGGCCGACACGGGCGACTTCGGCTACATCGAAACGGTTGGGATCTCACAAACGCTTGACCCGTCCCAGATTGACAACGTGGTGACGTACCGCGTTGCGCCGCTCTCCCCTCCGGTCCCGTCCGGCATCACACTCCCCGCGGTGCTCCCCGCGGTGCTCTCGCCACCCTAGCCCCGCCGCGCGAAACGCGCTAAAGGACAAACATGGATCTTACGCGGATCGTTACGATCAATCTGAGCCTGGCCACGGTGTCCCCGTCGCGGGCTAGTTTCGGTGTGCCGCTCGTCGTGGCACATCACACTCGGAACGTGGATCTATTCCGCGAGTACACTTCAGCGGCGGGTTTGATCTCGGATGGGTTCACCGTCAACGACCAAGCCTACAAAGCGATGGCCGCCGTGTTCGCGCAGCGCCCGCGCCCCCCGCGCGTGCGCCTCGGGCGCCTCCCGACTCCCGCGACCAACTGGATCGCAGAGCTCGACCTCGTCGGGATGGTCGCGGGGCAGCGAGTTCAGTTCACGCTGGTTCGTGCGAACGGTACGACGGTGACGGTCGACGTGCCTTTTGTGACCTCCCCGACGGCGACCGCAACGGCTGCCGCGGCGGCGGCGGCGGACGCCACGGTCACCGCGGCAACCACGCGCGTGGTCTTCAACTCGGGCGCGCCGGGCGTACGCATGTACGTTCGGGGCATCCTTGGATACGGCGCGTACTCGGACATCACCGCGGACTGGGCCTACGACACGGCGCTCAACTCGATCTTCAACGCCGACCCGGGTTTCTACGCGGTGGCGATCGACGTCAACAGTGCGGCGAACGTCGCGGACGTGGCGGCGTGGGTGAGCACGAACAAACGCATGTTCGGCGCGTCCCCTCAGTTCACGGACCCGGCGGGCTACGCGGCTACGGCAAGCGCTTTGCGCGTGGCCAACAACGACCGAACCTTCAGCCTGATCACTCGTGACGACGGCGAAGCGAACCCCGCCGCTGGGTGGCTCGGAGTCGTCCTCGCGAAAGACCCCGGCGCGGCCACTACCGCGTTCAAGTCGATTACGGGCCTGACGACGGACGCTTGGACGGCGTCGAATCTGACCACGCTCGACACGAACAACACGAACTACTATGTCGAGGTGAACGCGACTCCGATCACGTACCCCGGCAAGACCCACGGCGGGGAGTGGATCGATGTCACACGGGACACGGATTGGCTTGAGGCCCGGCTCGGTGAGCGCCTTCTCGCGCTGAGCGTGAACAACGATCGCGTGCCGTTCACGAACGTCGGTATCTCGATGATCCGCAACGAAGTCGCGGGACAGCTCGCGGAAGCCGAAGCGGCCGGCGTGATTGACGCGGGGTGGACGATTACCGTCCCTGACGTGCTCGAGGTCCCGTCGGCGGACCGCAACAACCGCAACCTGCCCGGTGTGGAGTTCGAGGCCCGACTCGCAGGGGCGGTACACACTGTCACTATCAACGGGAGGATCACGGCGTGAAGACTTACGATCCGAAGCTAGTTCATTGCATTTTCGCCGGCCACTTCGTAGATGGCTACGCGGACGGCTCGTTCCTCGCATTCAGCAAGGCCGCTCCGCCGTTCTCAACGAAGGTCGGCGTCGGCGGGAACGTGACCCGCTCGCGGAACCACAACCGTTCCGGCACCCTCACGATCACCTTGATGCAAACCTCGGCTAGCAACGACCGCTTGACGCAGATCCATCGCCAGGACCTAGCGGCGCCGAACGGGCGCGGCGTGGGCTCGCTGACCGTGCAGGACATCGCGGGGACCTCACTGTTTACCGCGGCCAAGGCGTGGATCGAGAACGACCCCGACGCGGGATTTGATCTCGAGGCAGGCACTCGCGAGTGGGTGATCGCGTATGAGATGTTGGACGCGACGCACGGAAGCAACCCGGATGCTTGAGGCCCGTCGCAAGGAGATCGGCGGCGTGACGTACGAGGTCACGCAGCTCCCGTTCGCGCAAGCGCGCAAGGTACTCGTCCTGCTTTCGAAGAAGGTCGTCCCGGGGCTTTCGATGGCGCTCGCGGGGGTGGTCTCGGCCACGGCCCGCGAGGGGGCGGACGGCGTTGCTCAGACGGCAGTGTCAGACATAGCGGCGGGCGCGGCGCGGTTGGTGCAGGACCTCGACGAGCCCGACTTGATCGCGCTCGAGGATGCTTTCGGGCCCTGTACCAAGCTCATTCTGCCGGACGGGAAGACTCCGATCCTGACCGCTCCAAACCGCGCGGAGCATTTCAAAGGCGGATCTCTCTACAGCTACTTTGCGTGGCTCGCGTTCGCGATCGAGGTGAACTATGCCGATTTTTTCGACGCAGCGGCGCCCCTCCTCGGCGCCGGCCTCCGCGGAGCTCCAAGCAACACGTAACACAAACCATCGCGCCACCCGACTATCTGCCTTGGGATCTTTGGCGCATCGTCACGCATCCCAGGATGTCCGCATCGTTGAACGAGATCGAAACGCAGTGGAGCATTACGGACGTGTGGGACGCGAACCAGGCGATCGACATTCTCGAGGATCTCGAGGTGCTGAGTGAGCGCGCTTCGTGAGATCTTCGCGCGGTTCGGCGTCAAGTTCGACTCGACCGAGCTCAAGAAGGGCGACGCGGCGACGAAGGGCGCCGTTGAGCGCCTTCAGGAGCTGGGCAAGGTCCTAGCGGGCGGCGCGGTAGTTCAGGGCGTGCGCGCGTTCGCGGCGCGCTCCGCTGAGATCGGTACCGAGCTTAGGAATACCGGGAACGTCGTCGGTGTGAGCACCGATCAGCTGCAGGCGTACCGCATCGCGGCGCAGCGCGCGGGTGTCGGTGCTGACCAGCTCAATGATGCGTTCAAGACTTTGGCGAACACGGCCACGGACGCGGCGCAGGGCGGCGGGATGCGTGAAGTGTTCGCGCAGATCGGCGTTTCGGCGACCGACACGGAGGGGCGCGTCCGCCCGTTGACCGAGCTGCTTCCAGACATCGCGGCGAACCTAAACAAACTGGCCACGCCAGCGGAACGGTCCGCGTTCCTGATGAAGGTGCTCGGTGAGTCGGCCGGGCGTCTCACACCCTTGTTCGCGAACGGGACGGAAGGGATCGAAGCAGCCATGGCTGCGCTCGAGGCGCTCGGCGGTGGTGCGTCGGAGGACTTTATCGAGGTCTCGGCGCGTCTCTCAGAGAGCTACCAAGAGCAGGACACCGCGCTCTTGTCGCTGCGCTCGCGGATCGGCGTGCTCGTTCTGCCGATCATCGACCGCTTGGTGCAGGGCGTGACAAAACTGCTCACCAGCTTTTTCAAGATGACCGATGGTACGAACGTTCTTACGATCGCGCTCACCGCGATGGGTATTGCAGGCGCGGCGGCCGGTGTGAAAATTCTCGCGACGTTCGCGAAGGCGATCTTGGTGTTTGCCGGGGTGGCCATCGCGGCGGCGGCGTTGATCCTAGTGATAGACGACCTGTGGACCCACTTCCAGGGCGGTCGCAGTGTTCTCGGGGGTATGTTCGAGGGCTTTCTTGAGGACCTAACCACGGCCACGGACGCGTTGATCACAAACCAAACGGTGGTTGGGCAGCTCGTCGCCGGTTGGAAGGAATTCCTCCGCGCGATCGCGGTGGCGATCGGCTTGCTCCCTCGTCTGACGAACGCGCTCGGGTTGACGTCGGTTGCGGTCGGTGACGTAGCGGATCCCGGTACCACGTTCGCTAACCTGTTCGCCCCGGACGCGGGCAAGGATGACCAAACGCTTGCGGCGCGCCAGCGAGCCCGCGCGGCCGCCGACGCTGCCAGCGGCGAGACGCGCACGGTGCGTGAGCGGGTCGCTGAGATCCTCCGAGCCCAGCAAGCGGCCGGACCGACTGCGGCGGCGGCCCCCCGTTCCGCTCGTCGCGGCGGTGCGGTGCTGAACTCGGCCCCGACTGTCAACATCTCGGTCAGCGGACAAGGGCTCGACGAGCGGGGCGTGGCAGAGGCTGCGGCTCGCGCCGCGCGGCGCGAGATCGAGGCGGCGAATCGAGACGCGCTTGAGGATCTCGAGGGGTTGGTGCCCGCATGATGCAGGTTGGCTACGTGCGATCAGGCGAGGACGGGGATACGTTCGTCATCTTCGAGGTAGACGCCGTGATGTCGGAGACGCACGAGATCACGGCCACGCTAACAGATCACCCGGTCGAGCGGGGCGCGGATCTGAGCGACCACAAGCGCCCGGGGCAACGGCGGTACCGGCTCGAAGGCCTTGTGAGCAACACACCGATCGGCGACGTGCCGCTCACCGGTGAGAACTCGACAGCATCGGACGTCACCGCGGAGCCCAAAGAATCACCCGCAAAAGCAACAGTCCTCACGTTCTCGGAGCGGTTCGATCGCGTGCGAGACATGCTCGACGCCTTGACGGATCTGACCGAATCGACGCAGCTCGTGACGATCACGACTGACGTTCGGACCTACGAAAACGCGCAGATCGTTTCCGTGGTCGCGCCCCGTACACCGGACGGCGGGGACTCGATTGCGTTCGCGGTCGACGTGGTTCAGGTGCGGATCGCAGAGACGCGGGACGTCGGAGCGCCCGTGCCGCGTCAACCTCGTGGGCGTCGGACTCGCGACAACGGATCGCAGACGGGCGCGGAAGCCGAGACCGATCCAGCGCCTGATCAGAACTCAAGCGCGGCGCAACGTATCGCAGACTCAGAACTAGGGCAGCAGGCTCGCGAAGCGTGGGAGGGGTTGTTTAGATGATCGTCATTCCGACTAGCACCACCGAAGCGCACTACGAACAAGTGACCGAGCTTGACGGCCGCGCGTACTTGCTGCGCTTCGACTGGGTCCAGCGCGTCGAGCGGTGGACGCTCGGGATCTACACGGAAGGCCGAGCGCCGATTCGGACGGGGTGCATGCTAGCAGCGAACTGGCCGATCGCGGCGCGGGTGCGGGATGCCCGGGCCTTCCCTGGGTATCTGATGGTGATCTCGCAGGACGGCGGACCCCCAGGGCTGACCGACTTCGCTCCCCGTGGGCGGTGTTTCCTGGCCTACTTCCCGGCGGTGGCGTGACGCAGCTTTTTGAGCGGTCGTGGGCTATCCGCGTCGGGCCGATCGACGTGTCCGATCTTGATTGCACGTTCACCGTGTTCAAATCACGCAAACGGGAACCCAACCGCGCGACGATCGCGATCTACGGGCTGAGCACGGACACGCGCCAGCGCATCGAAGGCCGCACGCCGCCCCGCGTCGAGCTCCGCGCGGGGTACGGCGAGGACCCCCCCGTTCTGTTCGTCGGTGATGCAACGCGCGCAGGTGTCGTCACGGAAGCGGACGGGGTCGACGTCGTCACGAAGGTCGAGGCGAAGGATCAGGGCGACGCATACCAACGCGCGCGGCTCGTTCGATCTTTCGCGGCGGGAGCGACCGTCGACGAGGTCCTCCGCGCGGCCGTCCGGGCGCTGGGAATCGGCGACGGGAATCTCGCGGACTTCGCACGGGGTTTAGCGCTCACGAACGGCGCTACGTCGTTCGCCGAAGGCTACGCGGCGGCGGGGCCCGCGCGGGATGTCGTGGATGCTATCGTGCGCGGCGCGGGGCTCCGTTGGAGCATCCAAAACGGCGTGCTTGCGATCCGCCAGCGCGGGCAGCCGATACAGAATCGGGCGACGCTACTCTCTCCAGACACAGGGCTCGTGGGCGCTCCGACGGCGGACCCCAAGGGTGTCGTGACAGCGGTGTGCTTGATCCAGCCAGGGCTAGACCCCGGCCGGCGCGTGGTCCTAGAATCCCGCCAGTTTCAAGGGGGCTACGCGATCCGGTCGGTCGAGTATTCCGGCTCGACCTTCGGCGCGGAGTGGTATGCTACGCTAGAGCTCGAGGCGTACTGATGACCGATCGCATTACCCCCGCCGAAACGTTGCGCCGCGTGCTCGACTCACGCTTGACCGACCTGCACACCGCACTCCCTGGGCGCGTGCGGTCGTACGATGTGAGCACGCAGACGGCGGACGTCGAACCCATGATCAAGCGCGGGGTCCCCACGGGCGGCGAGGAGGACGCGATCGACCTCGAGACACTTCCCGTCCTGCCGTCCGTGCCTGTTCTGTTCCCTACCGGTGGCAACTGCTTCGTCACGTTCCCGCTCGCGGTCGGGGACCCGGTGTTGATCGTGTTCTGCGAGCGCGACACGAACCACTTCCGCGCCACGGGGGCGGTGTCCGACCCCGGAGTACCGACCATGCACGGTCTCGGAGGTGCTGTGGCCATCCCGTGCGCCATCGGGCCGCGGTCGGCGGCGCTCCCCGGGGTGAGCTCTACGGACATGGTTCTCGGGCGCGTCAACGGCCTGGCGAACGTCACGATCAAGGCGGCCGCGGTCGAGGTCGGCGGTGCGACCGATTCGGCGGTGCTGGATTCCCTGATCCAAGCTGAGCTGGTCAAAATAGCTACGGCGTTCTCGACTTTCGTCCCGGGCTCGGGGGGCGCGAACTTCCCAGCGGCGTACGGCACCCCCGCGAACCCTCGGGGTTCTACGGCCTCCACGCGGCTGAAAGTGGGGGGCTGAATGTCTACGATCTACCTCGACCCCACCACGTGGGATGTCACCTTCCCCGCAGGGCTGCTACGGATGACACAAGACCCGGTCGAGGCGGCCGTCCAGGGCGCGCGGATCAAACTACAGTTCTGGCGCGGGGAGTGGTTTCTGGACACGACGCAAGGCGTGCCGTACGTGCAAGACGTGTTCGTCAAGCCGGCCAACTTTGCGCAGCTCGAGGCGTTGTTTAGGCGGATTCTGACTAGCGTCCCAGAGATCGACGCGGTGCCCGTCCTGTCCCTGATGCTCGACCGCGAGACCCGCGCGCTTCGGGTGGACTGGGAGATTCGCGTCGGCGCCCGCGTCGTGACGTCTGCCGACTACGGCCCCTTCGTGCTAGGATTGATCAATGGCTGAACTCACGCCGACCGGATTCACCACGCGGACCCTTCTCGAGATCCGCGCCGAGATCGACGCAGCGCAACGTGCGGCACCCGCTATCGGACCGAACGTTGATCAGTCGGACGCGAGCGTACTTGGCCAGATCAACGGCATCGTAGCCGAACGTCTCCGCGTGCTAGAGGAGGCCCTCGCGGCGCTCTATTCGGGCCTCGACCCGGATCAGAACGGCGGCGCGGTGCAAGATTCGGTCGCGGGAATCACGGGCACCCGACGACGGCCCGCAAGCCCCGCGCGGACCGTGCACTCGGTCACGCTGGCGGCGGGGACGTACCCGATCGGTACGCTTGTCATTCGCCCAGTCGGAACCACGGCGGACGCAGCGAATCTCGCGGCGGTGGTCTCCCCCGGCGGTGTCGTGACGGGGGTCGCGTTCGAGGCTACCACTCCGGGTGCCACGGCATACACGACCTCGACGTTGTACGAGATCGCGGCGCCGGTCGCGGGGTTTACCGTCGTGTCCGCGCCGACCGCCGTGACGGACGGCCGGGCTATCGAGCGAGACGATGAACTCCGCGCGCGGCGGGAGATCGAAGCGCGGGGCGGCGCAGGCTCGACTACCACGGACGCGATCCGCTCCGCGATTCTATCGGCGGATATCGGGGCGGATCTTGTGTCGGTCTACGAGAACGTGACGGGCGTCACGGACTCGCGCGGGGTCGCGCCGTACTCAGTAGAGGCGGTCGTCCTCGGCCCGACGAGCCCCACACCGGCGGATGACCTCGCGCTGGCGACGATTATTCAGAACGCGAAGGCGGGCGGGATCGCGGCGTCGGGTACGTCGTCTGTTACGGTTCTCGACTCCCAGGGTTTCGAGCACGCGATTGGCTTCTCGCGCCCGGTCGCGGTGCCGACACAATCGACGTGGAACCTCCGCGTGGACCCCACGGTGTACAACGAAAACGCGATCAAGACGATGATCGCGGCGCACGAGCAAACGCTCGTAAACGGCGAGCCGCTTCAGTGGGCTGAGTTCCTCGCTTCAATCGCGCGCACGGACTCCCCGGCGCGCGCGGCGGGAGTGCTGTCGGTCCTGTCGATGTACCACGCGCGCGCTGGGGGCGTTGAGGCCCAGGGTGACCTAGCAGCTACGATCCGCGAATACTTCACGATCCCAGTCGGCTTGATTCTGATCTCTGAGGTGTTCTGATGTCCGGCGAGATCGAAGCGCTCGACCCCGCGTGCGACTTGGCGCTGGCTCGATTGCTTGGTCAGTTTTCGGGGGCTGAGGCGCTCCGCGCGCTGCTTTGCTCCCTTGTGTCCCCGCTCGATGAGATCGAGGCCGCAGCGCTTGCCGTGCACTACGACCGATGGCTAGACACGGCGACGGGCGCTCAGCTCGACGTGCTAGGGCGCATCGTGCGCGAGCCTAGGGGAGGGTTTGAAGACGTGACATACAGACGAGCGTTACGGGCGCGGGTGCTGATAAATCGGAGTTCCGGCAAGCTCGCGGAGCTGCTCGCCATCGCGCTGGAGTTCGAGCCAGCCGCAGGCCCTATCGAGATCCGAGAGCACGCCCCGAACGCGATCACGGTGCGCTACGGGGGGACCCTTTCGCTGTCCCCCGCGGCGCTGGTCGGCCGTCTACAGCGCGCGCGGGTGGGCGGGGTCAATTTGCAGCTGCTCTATCCCGTGCCGGGCACCCTGTTCACGTTGTCAGCGACGGCATCACCTGCCGCAAGCGCGTCTTTGGGGTTTGGTAGTACGACCGAGGTCACGGGCGGGCAGCTCCAAGGCGTGGTAGTCTAGACTCATGGCGTTTGCAGATTTCAACTGGGCGACCGATGTCAACTACCCTGCCGGCGCGGCAACGTGGTCCGGTACGACGACGAAGGTCGCTCCGGCTGCGGGTGTGCAAGCTGATGGGTTCCGGCCTACGGATCGCCCACCCGCGCAGTGGATCAATTGGCTTTTCAACTCGGTGGTCACGTCGGGACAAGCGCTCGAGACACTCGTGGGGAACGCGACGCTGCAGCGCGCTTGGGATCGCTCCGAAGCGATCGGCGCAGCGACGCACATCAACGTCGGTACGCAAGACCTAGTGATCGGTGGGACGGCCGGCGCGATTCTGACCGCGGATAACACGTCGCGGCGTGTGACTCTGCCTGGGGAGTTACGTCTGCGAGGCGTGGATATAGCGGTTACAGCAGCGGGTGTTTACACCCCCGTTGTTAACTCCGTGAGCGGCCCGAACGCGGACATCATCGATATTGGAAACGGGATTGGTATATACACACGTGTTGGGGATTTTGTTTCTTTCAGCATGTCTTTCAGTCTTAGCAAACTTGGATGGACTAACGCTTTCCAGCAGTTCAACTTCTCGCTTCCCGTTGCTCGCATCACTGATTTTACAGCTGATAATCAACTAATAGCGGCCGTGAGTGTTGACTATCCCGGTCAATTCGATTCCGACGGTTCAATTTTGGATGCACACTGGGCAGAAGCGCGCGTTGGTCACGAGGAGTTAGAGTTTACGGTCCGGTCGATCAATACGTTGACCGCGCGTGTTTTCATTACAGGCCACTACACCCTGACGACTTAGAAACGACCCCACCCCATGCCGTTACCCCCCATCGATGCGTTCAACACCTACGTAGACAAAACCTCGGGGGGTAACCCGGCGGTCGTGACGGACGTGGTTTCGGCTCAGGACTTGAACCGGATCAAATCTCGGATGTCGGAGAACCGGGCGCAGGCGAACGCAGCGAGCAACCCTCCCGTCATCAACATCACTGACACATCGTCGCCGTTCACCCTGCTATCAAGCCACGCGGGGCACGTCATCCGCGTTGACACTAGCGCCGGGCCCGTTGAGATCGTCGCAAATGCTAGCTTATACGACGCGACAAGCGGCGCGGCTTTCGTCGTCGATATCGAGCACGTGGCAGGTAGCAGTCTCTCTATCACGGGCGCGGGCGGGCTGACGCTTACGAGCACTGGCGCAGAGACTGGGATCCCCGCGTTGTTCCTCTATGTACCGCTTTTCGGTAGGCTTGTCGTCAGCAGTGCTACGCGCGCTTACTTCGCGAGCGAGTTTGTCACCTACGAGGCACTGTTAAATATCGCGGCGGCTCGTGTTCTGAACATCGATCACACAGCCTCGCCTTTTACGATCCTTCCGACACACGCAAACATCATCATCCGCGTTGACGCGTTTGTTGACCCCGTGGAGATCCTCGCGGACGCCAGCCTGTATGACGCGACAACCGACCGCGCTTTTTCGTGCTGGATTGAAGTCGTCGATGGCGACGCCGGTATAACGTTGGAGCTGACGGGTGGGTTAAATGCCGAAGTTGGGACACTGTATTCAGTGCCATCTACAAACGGGCTAAACCGGCTGACGATCATGTCTCCCACACGTGCGGACTTTTACGGCACGTCGGTTGCATTCGGTAATATCAACACGTCGGTCAGCCTGGTGACTAGCGCAGTAACCACGGCGCGGTTCGTCGCTGACAATGGGCTTTACCCGAACGTCCAGGCAGCTACTACAGCGTCGAGGATGTTGAACGCCTCGGACGCTGGCGACATCATCGTCAGCGACGGCGCGAGCGGCGCCCTCGTTTACACGGTCCCTTCTTCGGTATTCGGGTCGGGCGGCGCGGACCGTGCGTTCGTTTGCCAGATCAAAGTCGCATCAGTCGCCGGCGGCGCGCTCACGTTCGTAGGCTCGGGCGGAGTTGTTCTGAGCTACTACGGAAAGAACCCCGGCGTCACGCCGTACACTGCGGGCGACTACCTGACAGTCGTGCTCGACTCCGCGACAACGGCGTCCGTCTTCTGCGCGAGCCCCGCATGAACGCGCTGACCCGCGCGATCATGAACGCCGCGATGGCGCCGGAAGGTCCAGTGGGCCCCACGTTGCCGCTCAACTGGTCGACGGATCTGGACTTCACGCGCGCTTCTGCAGCCACGCACTGGGACGGCACCACGGTCACGCGCTACGCGATTGACGCGCCTCGCGTGCTCGTCGGTGGAGCGCTGTACGTCGAGGGGTCGCGGACGAACAAGATCCACGATTCGAGCACGTATAGTGCCCCCGCGCTGAGCGGTGCGACAGCAGTCGTGGACGCTGCGGCGAGCCCCGCAGGTGACCCGACGAGCGCCGATGAATTCACGATCACGGCGGCAGCCGGGCGTACGGGAGCGAACACCAGCACAAACATGCTCGCGGGGCGTATCGCTGCGTCCGTTTTCGTGCAATACGCAGCTGGCGCGGACACGCTATCCCTGTCGCAGGCGTCAACCGCTGGATCGGGGTCTACCGCTGTATTACTAGACGCGCTCGCGGCGTGGCGTCGTTTTCAGAACATCAATCCCGCGAGCCCCGGCGGCGCGCTGCAGATGCGGTTACAGGAAAATGACGTCGCGAACAACAACGTGTTCCGCGCGTGGGGATGGCAAGCGGAGGACGGCGGTTTTGCATCGCAGATGATCGAGACTGCGGGCGCTGCTGGGACGCGGCTTCCTGATGATGCCGTCATCCCGTCCGCTGACGTGCCGGCTGCTATGCGCTCGGGATCGTGGCGTACGACGATAGCCCCGGCGCGCGCGTCGACGCAGGTCAGCGACACGACGACCGAGACGCTCTACTCGTTCGGTTCCGGGCTCGACAACTGCATCGTGATCAACGCGAGCAATCAAATCGTGGTGCGCGCCAGTGGCGTTGACGTAGTGACAACTGGAGCGCTCACGTGGTCCGCTGACCAAGCGATCACACTCACGCTCAACGCAGCAGCCGGCACCGTGCTCGTCTCTGGCGCTACGACCGGCAACGGAACGACGACAGGGACGCCGTGGACCATGCCCACGGGCGACGTGCAGGTCGGCAACGACGCCGCATTGACCACAGCATTTTTCGGCGCGGTGTCACCTCCGGAGGCGCCATGATCATCGTGCTCTACCGCGCGAAGGACGCGACGCACCCGACCGCTCCGGCCACGCCCTGGGCGACTGTCGAGCACAGCGCGGGGTGGTCAACGCTGTACCCACTCGGACGCCGCAGCGTTCGATACCACGCGTGGCTTGCGGTTGACGGTGACGCGCCAGGGCTTCCTCCTGCCGCCGCAGGGCGCGGTGTGTGGGTCGTGTGCTGTGAGGGACAACGCGGTGCGACGAGACTCAAGGCCATCGCGGCAGCGTCTCCCAACGCGTGGACGCTGCGTGAGCTACGCGCGGACGGGGGCGCGCTCGCGACTGCGATCAAGAACAACTGGCCGCGCCCGCGCGACGAGAACGGTGACCCGATTCCCGGACCGATCGCGCTCGGTGCGACGATTGCCGGTCGCGACTCCCCGTCGCTTTCGACCGAGCACGCTACGTTCAATGACATTCCAGACGGGGGTGACGAACCATGAGAATCACGGCCCTGCTCATCGCGTGCGCGCCCGCGCTGATGGCGTTCGAGTGCAACGAATACTTGCCGGGCGCCACGGTTCCGCTCACTGCGGCAACCGACCCGTGGCGCGCTGCGGTGCACGCCGTTGCCGAAGACTGGCGCTCTGAGCCGTCACTGCCGTCGATTGACGGCCCACGTTGCCGCGAGGCGCTCGGCGAGATCGAGATCCGCGTGGCCACTGAGCGCGAGTGGATCGATCGCTGGGGTCTCTGCCCGATGATGCCGGCCGGCTGCTCTACACAACCGGAGTGCGGCGGCGTGCGCGGGTGCGTGACCGGCACGGTCGCAGAGACGCGCAACCGCTGGCGCGTGTACCTCACGCCGGGCGAAAGCGCTGACGGCCACGTGGTCACCGTGCGTCACGAAGTCGCGCACATTCTTCATGCGTGCTCGGTGGGAAGCTATGACGTGCGCCACACGAACGCGCTCGTTTGGCGCGGCGCGAATAGCGTCGTGTGGCGTGACCAAAACGAGGGCCGTTGATGGATCAGAACGATGGAATTTGGGCGGCCGTTGTGACCGCTGCTGTGGGTCTCGGTGGCATCCTAGGCAAAGCATTTGGCACGCCTAAAGAGCGGGCTGAACCCGTCGAGCGCGCGGCCGAGCTTGCGCTTCGGATGGCAGAGAAGGCGAACGGTGAGCGTGACGATTGTCACGAGCGCCTAGACGTGATCACGGGGGAGCTTGACGCGATACGCGTGGAGCTCCGGGAGTGCGACGTCCGCGCAGCTAAACAACAGGCCGAAATCGTCTGGATGACCCGCGCGATCAAGGCTATACAAAAAACACACTCAGAACCCCCGCCCTCGGAGTACTAGACCATGGGACAAGCATCCGTCGCCGTTAGAAACGCCATGCTCGACGCTATTGAAACAGCGATCGGCGCAAGCGGGTTTCTCCGTATCTACACCGGCGCCGCCCCAGCGAACACGGCGGCCGCGACCATCGGGACGTTGCTTGTCGACGTGCCGCTCCCTGCCGACTGGGCGGCCGCTGCTTCGGCCGGCTCAAAGGCCTTGCTAGGCTCGTGGGTCGACTCGGCCGCGGACGGCACGGGCACCGCGGGCTACTACCGCATCTTTGCGAGCGACGGGACCACATGCCATTGGCAAGGGTCCGTGTCACTCACGGGAGCGGGCGGCGAGCTGCAGTTACAGAACACCACGCTCGTGTCCGGCCAGGGCCCGATCACCGTGACAGCATTCACATGGACCGCGGGTAACGCGTAATGCCTACGGGAGTCGGCACGGCGACACTCGACTTTGGCGCGGCGCCGGGTTCGTCGTTCACGACCGTCACGGTGTCCGGTCAGACGGGCCTTACCTCGGGGGCGCATGTCGAGGCCTGGCTACAGGGCGACTCCACCGCTGACCACAACGACACCGAGCACTTGATCGTGCCGATCACAACCCGTGTTGGCGAGGTCGACACCGTCGCTGACTCATTCGTCATTCACGCAACCACCGATCATCGACTCACTGGCGCGTTCACCGTGCATTGGGTCTGGAGTACTTGAGCCATGGCTGGATTCCGCATTGAAGGCAACACTTCCGGCAACGTCGCCGAGGTCACTGCACAGAACGCCATGCGCGTGGCGCACGGTGACGACTCCGCCGTAGGTGGCATCCTCGCAACGACTGCCCGCGCGGATGGCGGGCTGATCACGGGGCAAGTGCTCGACATCGACCCGGAGGCCGATCAGGATTCGCGCTTGCGTGTAGGGCTCGACCGCATCGAGTTTCAGGAGACGTGGGCTGGCGCCGCGCTGAACTCGGCGCAGTGGCAGTCCAACGTTACGACGGCGGCGACCGCGATCGCAGATAGCTCGCTGGCGCTCAACAGCGCCAACTCCGCGGCGGCAAACGCGGTGGCCCGTGTGTCAAGCTACCGGCACTTTCAGCTTCAGTCACCGGGCGTGCTCACTGCCGATTTCGACATGCGCGTGTTGACGACCGCGCCGGGAACGGCGAACACGACGTGGGAAGCTGGCTTCTTCGTCGCGACAGGCACCGCGGCGCCGAACGACGGTGTGCTCGTGCGCATGAACGCAGCCGGCGAAATGCGCCTCGTGGTGAACTACGCGGGCGCGGAAACGCAGTCCGCTCCGATCCCATACAGCACCTCGCCGGCGGGCTGGCCTGGTGGCGGTGCGATTCTTCCGTTGAACGATTCGCGCGCTGTGACGCTGACGATGCACTCCGAAGCGGCGCGGCTGTGGATCAACGGAATCCTCGTCGCTGAAGTTCCGCGCCAGGTGGGCAACGCTTCGCTATGCCGATCGCAAGCGCTGCCCTTTACCGTGCGCCTCTACAACGGCGCGGTGGCACCCGCGACAGCGACGCAGCTGCGCATCGGGCCAGTGGCGATCAGCACATCCGGCGCGGGCGCGAACGTGCTCACTGCACCGGAACTCGCAACGCTGAGCGGCGGTGGTGGGTACCAGGGTCAGTCCGGCATGACGATGGGGTCGACCGCGAACTACGCGAACTCTGCCGCGCCTGCAAACGCCACGTTGAGCAACACGGCAGCGGGCTATGCGACGCTCGGTGGCCAATACGCATTTGCGGCGCCGCTTGGCGCTGAGACAGATTACGCGATCTTCGCGTATACGGTGCCTGCCCCGGCGGCAGGATCGATCAACAAGAGCCTTCTGATCCACGGCGTGCGAATCGACGCGGTCAACACCGGCGCGGCAGTGGCGACCACCGCTACGGTGCTACAGTGGAGCCTTGGCGTAGGATCCACGGCGGCGTCGCTGGCGACGGCGGAGGCCGCGACGACACGAGCCCCGCGCCGCATACCGTTGGGTGTGCAGTCGTGGGTGGTCGGTTCGGCAATCGGCGCGCCAGTCGAGGCGCTTGTATGGACGTTTCGCGGGGGCTTGCTCGCCGAACCGGGTTCGGTGGTGCACGCGATCGTCAAGGTGCCGGTGGGTACCGCGACTGCCTCACAGATCATTCGCGGCGTCGTGTCGTTCGATGCGTCGTGGGTTTGATATGCGGAGCGGTGACGGATTGAAAGTGGCGGTGTACATCGGCGGCGGGGTCTAACCCGTGTCGCTGCTCCTAGCGCTCCTTTCGTCTGCGACGACGAACGAGGGCACGGGGGCGGCGACCCTCGACGACATCGCTGTAAGTGGCTCGGGCGCCGTGGGGGCTGGCGCGTCGGGTGCGGTCGCGCTTGACGACATCGCTGTAGCTGCTTCGGGCTCGACCGGTGCGGGCGCGTCGGGTGCGGTTGCGCTTGATGCGATTACCGTCAACGCAGCGGCCGCCGCTGATAGCCCGGCTGAGGGTGCGGCCTCAGTTGATGCGATCACTGTAGTCGCTTCGGGCTCGGTCGGTGCAGGTGCTTCGGGTGCGGTCGCGCTTGATGCGATCTCCGTCAACGCAGCTGGGTCGGTCGGCGCGGGTGCGACGGGCGCGGTCGCGCTCGGCGACATCGTCGTAGCTGCTTCGGGCGCCGCGGGGGCCGCCGGCACGGGTGCGGTCACGCTTGACGACATCACCGTCAACGCCGCGGGCGCCGCTGATAGCCCAGCTGAGGGTGCGGCCTCACTCGATGCGATCTCCGTAGCTGCTTCGGGCTCGGTCGGTGCGGGGGCGTCGGGTGCGGTTTCTATCGACGCGATCACCGTCGACGCGGCAGGGTCTGTGGGCGTAGCAGGAACGGCTGCGGTACAGCTCGAGGACGTCGCCGGGGTCGCTGCTGGGTCGGTCGGCGTGGGTGCGTCGGGTGCGGTCACGCTTGACGACGTCATCGTCAACGCAGCTGGCACCGCGGACACCCCGGTGTCGGGCACGGGATCGTCGACCATCGACGACATCACGGCGGCAGCGTCCGGCTCGGTGGGTGTGGGTGCGGTCGGTGTTGCCACGCTTGACGCGATCTCCGTAGCCGCTTCGGGGGCCGTCGGTGTCAGCGCTTCCGGTGTCGTCACGCTCGACGCCGTGACGGTGGACGGCGCTGGCGCGGTCACGACCACAACGACCGGAGCGGGCGACACAACCCTCGACGACGTCACCGTGGTCGGCGACGCGTCAGCTGGGGTGGGGGGCGCTGGCGCGGTCGCGCTCGAGGGCGTTGTGATCACGGCCACCGCGTGGTTCCACGCGCCGTTTACTCCCACGGTCGAGCGCACGGCGATCGTCCTACCTGACTCCCGGCGGGGCCTTGTCGATCCCGACCCCCGATCTGCTATAGTGCCGTACGAGAACCGAAAGGCCGCCGCGTGAGGATCCTCGAAACGTTTACCAAGGCGCCCGGCGCCACATCGTTGCTCGACTACACCTTGCGGTGGACTAAGTGGCTCCCCCCGGGCGGTCGAATCACGGCGGCAACGTGGGTCGTCACGGGTGCGGACCTCTCGTCGACCCCCCCGCCGTCGTTTACCGACGACACCACCACGGCGTGGATTTCGGGGGGCGTGGCTGACACGGTGGCTTACGCCACGTGCTACGTTACCGCGAGCACGGGGCAGATGGACCCACGAACAATCGAAATCCAGATCAGGGAGTAGCAGCATGGAAATCATCGCGTGGATTCAAGCAAACCAGTCCGAACTACTGACCGTTGTCGGCGCGTTGTGGACGATCGCTAGCGTCTATGTCGCACTGACACCGAACAAGCGTGACGACGAGGAGATTTCGCGGTTCCGCGTGCAAGTCTTGGAGCGGCTGTCGTTCCTCGCGCCTCGTGACGTGCCTCGGCTGCTCTCCGTGCCGGGACTGAAGGAACGGCTGTGATGCGGCGCTACCTCCGTGACCCTGACATGCCGACCGTCGTCCTTGCGGCGTTCGTCGCCGCCTTCTTGCTGGCCATGCTCACGCTCTCTGGCTGCGGCATGTCGCAGCTTGAGCGCCACATGATCGCCGCGAGTTCTATGCACGGAATCGCCGGCGCGTCGGCCGAGCTGATTGAAGCGGACGCACAACGCGCGGCGCATGATGCCATCCGCCCGTGCATTGACGATGGCGCTCCGGTGGAAGAGTGCGACGCTGCTCTCGCATCCGCCATGCAGCCGCGTCGACGGGCTGCGCAAGTGCAAGCGCTGTACGCCAGCGCGGCGGACTCCTACGTGCTCGCGTTGCTGGCCGTAGCGCAAGACCGCAAGCCAGATTTCGCCATCGCGCTGACGGCGCTGTCGCGAGTCATGGATGTATACTCCGAGCTGGCGGCGCTGCTTTCCGAGTACGGCATCACGTTGCCGAACGTCGGGCCGATTGTGATCGGGCTGCTGAGTCGTGATTAATGATTACGCAATTCTACGCAAATCAGTCGACGTGGATTCCCGGAGGGTTGACCATATGACCGGCCGTGCTGACATCATCCTCCGTGCTGTGGAGGCGGCGATTCGTCTCGTTATCGGTGCGTTGACGGACCGCGACGCTGAAGACATCGTTGCGCGCATTCAAGCGCTCGGGCCCGCGCGCAAGGCTGACGTCGGGCGCGTCGAAGCCGAAGCTCGGCGAGCGCTGGACGCGCGCCGCAACATGGACGGGGACACATGAGCCCGGACTCCCCCATAGCAACGTCGCTACAGCCCGGCCTAGGCTGGCGGCAGGGCAAGCTCCTCCCCCGCGTGGGAGCTCCTGTGGCCGTCGTCGTGCACACGACGGGCGGTGGCATCCTCGCGCGCTTTCGGCGTGAGGGCCGCGCTAAGGGCGACCGCACGCCGCACGATACCGCCGTCCGTGTGTACCGACACATCATGCCGCAGTCGGGTCACTACGTAGTCGGCCAGCGTGGCGAGTGCGTGCAGGTAGTGCCCGAGGGCCTTTGCGCGTGGCACGTCGGCGGGGCTGGCTCGGCGCCGTACTGGCGCGAGCATTGGCGGACGCCGGCGACCGCGTGGTGGGTGCAGCGGTGGCCGGACCTTGACTCCCCGCGGGAGCTCGCGGGCGGGCGCTTGTGGGACCCCTACATCATCGGCCCGAGCATCGGCGCGCGAGTCAAGGCCCCGCTCTCGTGGGGCAAGGGGAGCGCTAACGCGTGGTCGGTGGGCATCGAGGTCGTACCGCCCGAGTCGGGCGCAGCGGATGAATGGTCGCCTGAGTGTTGGGCGACCGTGCGCGCGCTTGTGCGTGACGTGTGCGCACGCAACGGGATCCCGTGTGAGCGCGAGTATGTGATATGCCACTCGGACGCGCACCCGCTCGCACGCAGCGTCAAGGGTCAGCCATGGGATCTGTCGCCGTCGCAATGGACTTGGGAGCGATTCGAGGCCGGGCTTTGATCCTCGACCTCCTGCTAGATCTTCTCGCTCTCGCGGCCGCTCTGATTGCGATCGGCGCGGTGGGCTGGTGTCTCGACCTAATCGACTGGCTGCGATGGTAGCGCGCTGGCGCCGAACGTCACCTCACTCATCGCGTCCACGAAACCGCGTGCGCGGCCGGCCTCACGCTCCGCGTCCAGCGCGGCGAGGATCGTCTCTGCCGTGTACTTGTTCACACGTGATTCTTTTGCGCGGAGCCGTTCGCTCAGCGTGCGGCATGCGTTGGATCCAGCGGCAGAAAGAACTTGCGATACCGGTCGCTGACGAGCGACTCGCGGGCAGAGATTTGACCGTGCTCTCTGCGTGCCCTCCGTGTACCGGGTTTTCGAGAGCAAACCCAAACAACCACATGGCGGATGACCCGCGCAACTCACTGGTCGCGAGAACAGCACTCTGGGTCGAGGCTCTGATGCCTCGCGTGGTTGTTATGGAGAACGCTCGCGAATTGCTGAGCGGGAACTTCTCGCACCACTTTGAGATCCTTGAGCGAAGGCTTCGTGAACTCGGATACCGCGTGCATTCCTCGGTGCACATGCTCAATCAGTTTGGACTACCCCAGAAGCGGGAAAGGGCTCTGGTGATTGCAGCGAGGAGCGATCTCGACTTGCACTCGATCGAGGATCTTTGGGAGGGATTCGAGGTAGTTCCAGAAGCCACGCACGTTCGGCGGGCGCTGCAAGGACTGCCGGCCGTCGGCGCCGGGGTTACATGTTCTTCCGATCCCATGCACGTCTCGCCGCGGTTCGCGGCTGAGACGTCCGTGCGTAGAATTCAACTGATGCCCAAGGACGGAGGCTCCTGGGCAGACCTGCGCAACCATGCGGAGGCAGAGACCGTCCTGACGCCTGCGATGCTCCGAAGTATCTCAAAGGGAGATTTCGGATCGCATCCCGACGTGTACGGACGGCTGTGGTGGGATCGCCCGGCGGTGACGATCAAGCGGGAATGCTCCCACATGGGCAATGGACGCTACTCACACCCTGAACAGGATCGCCTCTGCACTGTGCGCGAAATGGCGATCCTTCAGGGATTTCCTCGGAACTACAAGTTCGCGTCGACGGCGGTATCTAATATGTACCGTCACATCGGCGATGCGGTGCCGCCGCTCGTGTCGCACCAGATCGCCTGGGTGACGCGATGGATCCTGACCGGAGAGCGACCCGATCTGAAGGACTGCGTGTTGCCGGAGACGAACCTCAGACCATCCGACCTACGACGAGTGAAGGCCAAAGCCAAGCAGCAGGCGCTGGCATTCGAATCACGCGCATCGACCAACGCCTGATCACGACTCAAGGTCTACGGTCGGACGCGCCAAGTGCCGTGCCGACGGCATGCGTTCAGCTCGCTGACCGTGTGCTCACAGTACTCTTTGTTGAGGTCGATTCCGATCGCGCGAACGTGGTTCCTCGCAGCGAAGATCATTGAGGTGCCGCTCCCATTGAAGGGGTCGAGCATAATGCCTCCGGGAGGAGTCGTTGCCAAAATCGGAATGCGAACAAGCTCTTCCGAGAAGGACGCCTTGTGTGTGCCATTG